GCACCACCATGCAGGGATAATAAATAAAGAAATATATACAATAACGTTAAAAACGGGTGGTATTAACAAGGGAGAAACCGACAAAACTCCTAAAAATTATTTAAAGTTCGGTAAAAATTCGTTTGGTTTGCCTCATGGGCACTCTTCGAGAGCTTTACAAGTTTTCCTTCTTGCGCAAATGGATGCGATTTAAATAAAACGAACGCAATTAAATGACCATAGAATCAAAGTCATCAGCGATCACAACGATGTCGTCTTCACTTTCTGAAAACGACGGCTTTGCCTTTCTTTGGAACGGTGACTTTTGATCCACCATTGACGACAGTAAACCGCCGCCCATTACTTGAGCTACGGGTGCGACTAGTGCTTCGATTGCGGGAAGCAGATCGCCGACGATTGGTATTTTTGCTAGAAGTTGACTGCCGATCCCGCGATTTACTGCGTGCTTTTTGCGCAGGCCTCCCTTCTTTACGTTCAACAACCTTCTCGACTTTCTTCTCAATTTTACGTTCAGCGCGCTTCTCGCGCTGAGGTAACGGCTTGAGCTTGGGTCGAGAGATATTCTCGGAAGTCGAACCAATGACACCCACTGTACGGGCTACATCTTCAGGAACTTCGATAGTCTCGCGTTTAGGATCGTCGGATTTAACAAGATCGTCACCATCATTATAAACTTGGGGCATACAGTCCGGTACTCTATGCATTATAGTACTAACCGACTCCAAAGCCAAACGATCAGGTAATGCCGACAATGTTTGAAAAGGTGCAAAATTCGATCCGAACGCAGGTTGGAATTCCCAATCCATGACAGTTTTGATGCTGACGCTGGAAACTTCGTCGACGTTCTCAAACAAAACAATATCGGCGGTCATATCGGTCCACGGCAAATCTTGCAAAGCAGTGTTAAAATTGTCTGCAGTGCCGTTCGGTGTAATCCATTCGAGATATTCATTGGTACCGTCGAAAGCGGTATAAGCGCATCTTGTGTATCCATTAAATTGGGTATTAGGTCCACTAACCACGCCTATATCTTTAAAGCGTGAAATAGGTTGTGAAAATTTGGACACACAGAACGCTCCTTCGACAGCCAAATAAGATTGTGATGATGGTGATACCATAGAGATCAAGTCGGCAGTATTGATAATCTTGCCGATCTTGATGTATTGTATGGTGAAAGCTAACGTAGTGGGTGCAGCCAACTTATCACGAAGCGACAAACTGCGATCTTCAAGCACAGTCAATGCCTTATGATCGTTGTTTTTCTTGGCGTGTTTAGTCGCACATTCCAGCGCATCAGCAAAAATCTTATCACGATTGGCAAAAGTAGGCAAATCATAAAGGTTACAAACCACAATCGGTGCTCTGGTCTTGCCGACTGTGATGGTGCCTTTGTTGGACAAAGCATTGGTGTTAAGATAAAAAGTCGTCGATTTAGCAGCACAACGTAATGAACTAATCTCGGAAATAAAAGTGGTCAAATTCAAATTGTTATTAGTCTGACCAAGACCACCTGCCGAATCGCAAGACCAAAGGTTGCCTTTCAAAGCTCCTGCAGCTGCAGTTGGCGCTTGCAACACAGGATACTTCATGGACGGCAAGCACATATAGAGCATGCTCTTTGAGGAGGGTCCTACTGCTGGCCATTGGACAGTTGGGGTAGAAAGAGTGTCGAACAGACGATATTCGGCATGAACACTTGGGGAGTTATTATCATCCGGTATTCCTGCATATCCGGTTGGTCGAGGGCCTGGCGGATGGAGGTACTTACGTGCCCAGGCTTTGCCCGCTTCCGTATTCGCCGGGATAGCGTCGAGTGACAATTTATATGAATCAGCCATGACATAGAATATATATAATATAAAACACGAATGAAATTAGTGCAAATAAGGAATAATAAATTAGGAAAATAATATTAATAAAAAGGCAACAGTAAAATTGCAAGAAACAAAATAAACAAGACAGCGTACTAACAAACAGAAAAACAACACAAACATATTTCAACAATTATGTACGCTAAAATAAAATCAAAAACGTATCGGTATATCGGCAAAGACAAATTCTTGCTGTTGCATCGTTAATTTAGTGGTAGTAGCCAGCATCTTCATATAATCATGCATAACTTGGACTTCATCTAAAGTGATATTGCAACCCAATTGTTTGTAGAAATGACAAACATATTGGAATTTGACTTGCTTAATGTCTGGTTGATGTTCTACCACATCCAAAGCATCCGCTGCAGATTTTCTCGCCTCCTCCCATTCTTCGTCATTCTGGTAGATCTTATTAACCAATCTAGACAATCTTCTCGGATAATCTGGCACAAACCCATAAGGTGTAACGATATTGGCAATGTATTCCGCGACTTCGTACTTAAAATCTTTCATCTTGAAACCACACATCTGTGCTATAGTTTCTTTTTTATGTATCGCATCTTTGATCTTTGACGCAATAACTAAACTATCGTCTCCTTTAAAAGCAGCAAAACGCAAATCCTTGATCTCGTAACACGCGCCTACCGCTTGCATGTCGAATAAGGTATTACCATCCAACGTAGCCGGCTGACCACTATGTTGCATAAATTTGCCGGTGAGAATCATACGTGCACCAGGTGTTACGGTAGCCATAAACCATTTGGCGCGCATCTTAAAATATTCTTGTATAAAACTTTCTTCCATAGCAAACAGTCTGAATGTCACTGCGTTGGCCACGACAGCCCCTTCACCTTGGGTAGTATCAAATTCTGTAAAATCATTCATCAGCTTCACATAGGCCTTACTATTGATCTCATTCTCATACGGTAGCAAGTCATTAGACAACTGCTCATCTGAACAACCATATGATATCTGGACATTATCCGCAAGGCATTTGGTAATCACTTCCTGATAATATCTAATGTACCCCGACATCATCAAATTCTTCATCTTACTCCAAGCGGACACACCTTGGCCTGCCTTGTCTTCTACATCAAATTCACCCATCATAGATTTTGGTTGTTGTTTCATGTGAAAGGACACTGTAGTTTGCCGCATTTCATCGTGTGGTATTCTCAATTCGTCTATCTTCGTTTTGCTTTTATCGCTAATACTATTATACATCGCCTCAAAATATTGATTAATAATTTTGGTCATATACGAATCTAGATCGTGTTTCACAAATTCTGATTTATCTTTCCTACTCTCGTCTGCCCAGTGTAACATTTCAGGAAAATCACCGTATGAATCACGAATGGCACGATTCAACTCTTTAGCACAATCTGCGTTCTTAAGATCATTGTATTTCGTTTGTAATTTCTTAATATATTCAACGGTATGATACCATATTTTCTCTTTAGTACAGGCAAAGTCCTTAGTAATATTGTTATGGTCCCTGTATTTGGGCTTCAAAAACTTATCCAGCCCACTCATCAGCAGATCGCTATGTTTCTTAAACAATTTGTTATCTTTCGCATATCTACCAATCATAGTAGCCTGTGTCTTCTTGACGTCCTTACTGGTATAATACTTGACAAACTGCTTATTGCATATTCTCTGACCTTTAACGACGTATTCTCTAGCATTGACAACATCGGTGTCAAATTTGTGTTGTGCATAATTATTCTTAATCTCAGGCAAAACGTTCGTTTTATAGTCAACGATCTTGTCCATCAGATTTTTAGGGGTATATATTCTAGATAGAATTTGACTAACCGCCTCTAATGGGACTGCTTTAACGACATTGGATGTTTCCCGCTTCAACTCGTTACTAACAATGATAGGTTCTTCACTAATAATAGTTTCTATAGGTTGTATATTAACGGTTTCCAAAGCATTCTGTACTTCTGAATCTAAAATCGTGATATATTCTTCTATCTGCTCTTTGGTACCGTACAACACGAGTCTATGGGACACCCTACTTAATGCAGTGTAAATATATTTTTGGTGATTTTCTCGATATTTAAAATCAGTTACAACAACGTGCACATTCGTATAAGTTCTGCCTTGTGTCTCTGCAATGGTTAATGACCCGGGGTATAGTCTCTTCTGGTCTCTGGTGTTAACGATCACTACTTCCTCAGCACTTTTAGGTATGGGCGGCGGCTGATCATGATTATATTCAACAACACCTTCTTTGCCCAAAACATTATGCATACCTGGTACATATTTACTTAAAATACGACAAACGGAATTCGGTACACGATATGAACCAAGCAGGTATTTACCATCTTTTCGCATTTCCCATTTAATGGTGCGTGAATTACCGGTGTAGTTCTCATCAGCGATCTGTTTATCATCGCCTATTGCATATACTTTCGCAGAGCCACATATACTGATAATAAATGCAACATGTCTAGCATCCCAACGAAATATCTCGTCCAACACGACATGTTCATAAACGCGATTTCTAAGTCTGAGCACAGCTGTATGGAACGTTGTTGATATGTTCCTAACAGCTGTGTTATTTTCCTCCATTGTTGCACGAACGGGTTCGATGATCAAAACATTACATCCATCAACTTTACAATTCATTGTCTTCCTAGATCCCGCAACACCAACTATAGCTGGTATCTTAATATGCACATCTACACCAATTCCTTTAATGAATGAAAATTTCTCGTTCTCGCATAACCATGCATTCATATCAACTGCGTCACAATCAATGGAAACATCTGCGTTGGCGTTAAAATTAAATACAGCCTTGACTTTTGGTTGCAGATTTTCATTGATGTCATCAATGTCTTCGACAATTTTCTTTTGGCTAACTTCACACTTTAAACCAGTAGTGGAAAAATCCGCTATAATAAAAACTTCGCTAGACTTACCTAATGAACCGTTTGATCTATAAACAGTAGCATTAGCTCCGGAAAAAGCCGACATAAAATCACTAAACGCTCTTGAAAAAGCTAAGGTCTTAAATATGGCTGTTGCTCTAGCTTGTTTCAACAATGCAGCCAAAGCTTTTGCTACATTTGGTTCAAAATTATGGTCATAAATAAAGACGTCTCGATAATTTTCAGTCTTCAAGATTTTAGCAGTAGCCGTCACCACATCATCGTACTTCATGTAAACATCCAGGTCATCATAAGCCTTAAATGAACCGGGTCCCGTATAAAGACAAGCACGATACTTAGGTGCAAATTTCTTCTTCAATGCAAGGCGTGCGAACTTACCAGGCGCTGCACACATATCAAAAATGCGGTCAAAGTAAGAATCTTCACAACAACCGTAGGCATTATGTTTGCACCTATCACCGGATCTTTTCCTCTTAGTGAGTAACATACAGATATCATCGAACTTCTCATCCATGTGGTCTACACGAAAATCTTCGTCTTGCAACGTATACTTGGTGGTGTCATATTCTTCGATATCGGGTCTCACGATGATATTACCGTCAGCCAAAACTTTATAACCCCCATGTGTACATACAAAAGGCTTGATAAAAACATCAACACCTTTTTGGTGGTTAATTATGATCTCGTGTTCAAATTTCGCTTTGTATTTGTTATATATAGACTTCCAACAACACAATTGACCCTTATATTCACCCATGCCAAATAGCGGCAGCATGCATTTCAATCTGCGCATCTTGCAATATTGTGCTATACGCGTAAAAACATCATCATACCACTTTCTTTGTGCAGCAACGTCACCGACGGTAAAGCGACACATTTCAATAACACCGATATAATTCGTTTGATCATCTTGAATATACTGGTAAAAATTGATTAGGTCTGAGCGTTTATTGGACGTCAACTCTTGATACTTCGGAAACAATTTTGCAAAGGCCAACATCTGGGGTGTTTGTACATTCCCGGCTGTGGTTATAAAAAGTCTCTCAGGTGCTTTGCGTAACAATTCATATTCTGTTACATGTATCACTTCTTGGAAGCAATTACAACGAACACCTTGCCAATGATTTATAGGTTGATCTTTAATCGGTTCAGTATTTAGATTGATATAAACACAACCCCCTCTACCATCTGCGGACAATTGGACAGTATTGTTGACATGTATGACATAAGGTATGTCTTGATAACTCATCATAGCTGCTAACCTTTCAACGTCATACCAACCGCCTGTTGTTGCGCCGTATTGTTTAGTCTCACCGGTAAATGGGTCAACTCCTTCGAACCCGTCAGATAGATCTAAAAAATCAGGTCTGAAGACGCGGATTGCGTGCGCACCACAAAACCCATCTCCCGGCACATCTACAACCTCATGGACGACATGTTTTGGTACTTCTACAACAGGTAGGGCCTTAGGAGGTGTCACAGACACGACTGGTGCTATGTCACGTACCTTACAGACATCCTTATAAACAATGGGCCCGTAATTCATTCTAAAATTATGTTTCTTCTTAATTTTAATCACCTCTTCAAATTGGATATCATTAATTGTTTCTATAGTAGCATCATAAAGATAATTGCTATCTAACAATTTCTTGAAATTTTCAGACATATATGGTTCATACCATCCAATTGAGAGCAACAGATCATCATATAACTTACGGAATTCATGTTTAATTTGTGCCCAATGGCTCGGCTTATTATTCTTCATAAAATCATACGCTTTAGCGATATTTTGCGTACGATGAAAACGTCTCACCGCACAGAGTAAAAACAGACTAAAATACAAATCCTGATATTGATTTATATTAACGGTCACGGTCTTAGTTAACATCGTCTGTTTACCCGATGCTGAATATACAATTGATTGTGCACATGATCTTGCGTACGATGCAAAAGCACAATATTTGTGCTCATCTTGCTCTGATGATTCACCGTACGTCATCACTTTCTTGACGAAAGCTGCATCAACCATAAATTGCTCTTTGTGCATTCTAGTCAGCATACGACCATACTTCACGTACGCATAAAGATTTGGCACAAGAACATACTCGGCATAAAGTGTTTGTAATGGCAATACTCTCCTCAAAACCGCTTTTTCCAATTTTGGCACACGCACAAATCTTACTTGTGTAAACGTGCCATATGTTAACCTATGCTCAATAACGATATTAAAGTTATCACATTTAATGCTTGTGGCGCCCATCAATCTGCGCCATACATTATAATCATGAACATATACATTGGAACTATCGAATAATGAGAAAGTAACATCATTGTTTTTCTCAATCACCACTTTATAAAAATCTTGATCAACGGTATATTGGGGATTGATAAGTGCGTGTGGTAGAAAAACCCACAAATCAAATATAGCTAAATTGTGTGCTATAAAAATGTCTACAATATCTTCAATTGACATATCATACACGTTAACAGCAAACCCATAAACCGCTGGTATCTTACAAAATTGTGCACCACGCGAACAAATGTTCTCATACACGCCATCGATACACGAACGATAATCAATATCATGTGTCGATGAACACAGCTGTTGGAAAGCCGTTTGCGCGTAGCGCTGTGCCTCTCTAATATCGGTAATCTTGGTGCAACAATGCACACCTGCGGGTGTACGCAGCGGATTACCCCCGACGTCGATAGCACGTAAAGATTTCGCTTCTCTCTCACATTCTTTATACGCGATCAATTGCATATATGCAGCAACCGGATGCGGATGCCTAGTGAGCTTATTAGCTAATCTAACTTGTGCAGGCGACAAAAGGCGATTTAATGCTTCAGTATCTTTTTGACTCAAAATATATGGGCAATCAATAAGCCCAACACCACCTAAATGTCTTTGGAGGTTTATATTCTGTGCACACATGATCTGTTTTTGTGCTTCGTCATTGACACCCACATTAATCGCATAACAACTAGAATCAATCATTTCAATAATTTTCAATAAATCAATAAAATAAAATAAAATAAATT